CAAAACGCCGGTAAAACGATAGCAAACGCCGGTGCCACATTGACAAAGGCAGTAACCCTCCCGATCGCGGGAGTAGCAACGGCGGCGGTAAAGACCGCCGCTGATTTTGAGGCGGCAATGTCAGAAGTTGGGGCTATTTCCGGCGCAAGCGGCGAGGATATGGCAAAGCTGACCGCAAAGGCGAAAGAAATGGGCGCGACAACCGCGTTTTCTGCAAGTGAGAGCGCGGAGGCAATGAAATATATGGCAATGGCGGGTTGGAAAACCGCAGATATGACCGAGGGCATCGCAGGTATTATGAACCTTGCGGCGGCATCGGGCGAAGATTTGGCGGCAACATCGGACATCGTAACAGACGGTTTAACAGCGTTTGGAATGGCAGCAAAGGAAAGCGGCAGATTTGCCGATGTTATGGCGGCAACATCGTCAAACGCAAATACAAATGTTGCCCTTATGGGGGAAACATTCAAATATTGTGCCTCAACAGCGGGCGCAATGGGGTATAGTGTAGAGGATATTTCCGTAGCAATCGGGATTATGGGAAATGCCGGTATAAAGGGCAGCATGGCAGGCACTACCCTAAAGAATACAATAGCAAATTTGGCGAAACCAACAGACGCGCAGGCGGCAGTAATGAAAAAGTTAGGCATCAGCTTAACCGACAGCAGCGGCAACATGAAAAGTTTTGCGGAGGTAATGGATAACCTGCGATCGTCATTTTCGGGATTATCAGAAACGGAAAAAGCAGCGGCAGCAACCACTTTAGCGGGCAAGGAAAGCATGGCGGGGCTTTTGACGATTGTAAACGCAAGCACAGAAGATTTTGACAAGCTGACAGCCGCGATCAATGGATCATCGGGATCCGCCGAGGAAATGGCGGCGAAAATGCTTGACAATCTGAACGGACAATTAACCCTTTTAAAATCAGCAGTAGAGGGAATAGCAATCACAATAGGAAATAAGCTAATGCCCTATGTAAAAACGGCGGTTTCGTGGGTACAGAAGGCAGCAGATTATATAAATAATTTAAACGATGCACAGTTAGACAATATCATCAAGTGGGCGGGTATCGCGGCGGCGATCGGTCCCGCAATAATGGTTTTTGGAAAAGTTGTTACAGCGGTAGGAACGGCACAGCGGATATTTGGAACAATCACAAAGACAATAGCGAATTTTGGCGGCATCATGGGCGTTATTACAAGCCCTGCCGGAATAGTGATCGGCGTACTGGCTGCAATCGCATTAGCGGCGTTTCTGATAATAAAAAATTGGGATAAAGTCAAGGGTTTTTTGCAGGGCGTTGGGAATTGGTTTAAAAATGCGTTTGAAAAGGCGGGCTTTTCAGTTGAGGGCTTTAAAAGAAAGTTTACATCAATCGGGAACACGATCGGCAGCATAGCGGGGAAGATAGGCGGCTTTTGTAAGGCAGTAGCCGGAATATTCAAGAAAGAATTTGCGGGCGATATAAAGGCGGGCACAGCAGAGGCGGGCGGCATACTGGAAACGCTTGTAGGCGGCACAGTGGCAGCTTTTGACGGCATTGTAACAGCGGTTGACAAGGGGCTGCAGGTATTCGATGCGCTGTTAAGTTTCTTTACCGGCGCATTTGCCGGTAATTGGGATAATGCGGCGCAGGGCTTTAGAAACAGCCTAAAGAACATTTTCCCGCCCGACATAGCGGAAGGGCTGACAAAGGCTTTTGATACCGTATTGCCGGTAATAAAGGCGGCAGTATCGGGAGTAAAGGCAATGTTTGGCGGGCTTGTGCAAGATGTAAAGAAAATATTCGGGGGCATAGGGGCGGTATTTAAGGGCATCGGCACAATGTTAAAGGGAATATTTAGCGGCGATGCAGAAACCGCACTAAAAGGGTTTCAGACGGCAGCAGGCGGCATTGTAGACACCATAGGCAATATATTTAAGGCAAAGATAAACGCTATCAAAAATTTTGTTGTGGGCGCGTTCTCTACTTTCCTGCCGGAAAGCGTTGTTAAAAAAATTGCGGGCGTGTTCGATGCGGTGGCGGGCGCGTGGGATATTGCGATCGGTGCCGCAAAAGGTTACATCAGCGGTTTTGTGCAGGCAATAAAGCCACTGATCGAAAACATAAAGACGATCTTTAAAGGCGTGGCACAGTTTGTAAAGGGCGTGTTTACCGGAGATTGGAAGGGCGCACTGAATGGACTGAAAACCATAGCAAGCGGCGCATTATCCGGTTTGGTAAACATCATCAAGGCACCGTTTAAACTGATAGCGAACACCGTAAAAGGCGCGGTTAATTCCTTTAAAAATCTGAATATTGTAAAAAGCATTTTTACGGCTTTAGGCAATGCGATCAAGAATGTGCTAACCAAGTGCGGCGTTGACATGAAGAAATTCAGCGCAACGATCAACAATATCAAAACGCGGGTAGGCAGCATCATAAACGGATTAAAAACAATATTCAGCACCGTATTTAATGCGATCGGGAAAGTGGTTAAGGCGCTGGCAACCGT